ATGTGGACAAAGCCTCAAGCAATAGAAATGAGATTCGGCTTCGAAGTAACGATGTACATAGCCAACCGATAGACAAAGAAGTAGAAGAACACAAAGAAGTAAAGGTAGACATACGCAAACTAATTGAAACATTAGATTGCGAATAAAGAAAGGATCTTCGGATCCTTTTCTTTTGGCTAAACAAATCTATTTTAAATTAAAAATAGACTTGACGGGCTAAATAAAAGAGCATATAATACATAGTATGCATTAGGCATAAAATGACATTTTTTATTAGGCAAACAAAGGAGGCTAACAAATGGCATCATTAGCAGAAATTCGTGCAAAACTGCAGGAAGCAAACAATCGCTCAACTGGTAATTCTACTGGAGGCGGTGACAACGCAATTTACCCACATTGGAATATGCAAGAAGGCAGAGAAGCCGTGGTAAGATTCTTACCCGACGGTAACACTGACAACACATTCTTTTGGGTAGAACGTGCGATGATTAAATTACCATTCGCAGGTATTAAAGGTGAAACGGATAGTCGTAATACTATTGTGCAAGTTCCGTGTGTGGAAATGTACAATGACGGTACTACTTGTCCAATTCTATCTGAAGTACGTGGTTGGTTTAAAGACAAATCACTAGAAGATATGGGTCGTAAGTATTGGAAAAAACGTTCATATATCTTCCAAGGGTTTGTAAACGACGATCCTCTTAACGAAGAGAGAACACCAGAAAATCCTATTCGTAGGTTTATTATTGGTCCACAGATTTATCAAATCATTAAAGGTGCTTTGATGGATCCGGAGTTGGAAGAGTTACCAACTGATTTCCTTCGTGGTGTTGACTTTAGAATCAAGAAAACATCAAAAGGTGGTTATGCTGACTACTCAACATCACAATGGTCACGTAAAGAGCGTGCATTGGCTGAGAATGAGAACGCAGCAGTTGAACAACACGGTTTGTTTAACTTATCAGACTTCCTTCCTAAGAAGCCAGGCGAAGTTGAGCTTAAGGTTATGAAGGAAATGTTTGAAGCATCTGTAGATGGTGAAGCATATGATGCAGATCGTTGGGGACAATATTTCCGTCCAGCGGGTATGCAACAGCGTACAGGAGATCCGAATAAGGCACCACAAACGCCAGCGGCATCAGCACCTGTAACTGCTCCGACTGCTCCGGCAGCACCAGTAGCAACTGCTCCAGTAGTAGAAGCAACTGCGGCTCCAGCGGCAGCACCAGAAACAGTAACTACTGAAGACAATGGATCGGGTCGTGCGCAAGACATCCTTGCAATGATTCGCAACCGTCAGCAATAAAAAAGAGTTTATGAGAGTTCCGGCAAAAACCTCCGTACGGTAACCAGCGAGGTCTCTCATACTTTAACAAAGGAAAGGTAATTATGGCAAAAGCGTTTGACGTAACTAAATTTAGAAAGAGTCTTACAAAGTCTATTGACGGGCTTGGTATTGGCTTTAATGATCCTACAGATTGGATCAGCACAGGCAACTATGCACTTAACTATCTTGTAAGTGGCGACTTCCACAAAGGTGTTCCACTAGGCAAGGTAACTGTATTAGCAGGAGAATCGGGTGCAGGTAAATCATATATTGCTGCCGGTAATATTGTAAAATCGGCACAAGAACAAGGTATCTTTGTAGTACTAATTGACACAGAGAATGCCTTAGATGAGAAATGGCTACACGCATTAGATGTAGACACATCTCCAGAAAAGATTCTTAAACTTAATATGTCAATGATTGATGATGTTGCTAAAACAATATCAGAGTTTATGAAAGAATACAGAGATATGGCAGAAGAAGAACGCCCTAAAGTATTGTTCGTAATTGACTCACTTGGTATGTTACTAACACCTACAGATGTTGATCAGTTTAATAAAGGTGATATGAAAGGTGATATGGGTCGTAAGCCTAAAGCACTAACATCACTTGTACGTAATACTGTTAATATGATTGGTAGTTATAACGTAGGTATGGTATGTACTAATCACACATATGCATCACAAGATATGTTTGATCCAGATGACAAGATTAGTGGTGGACAAGGCTTTATCTATGCATCAAGTATTGTTGTTGCTATGCGTAAACTTAAACTAAAAGTAGACGCAGATGGTAATAAGACTACTACAGTACAAGGTATTCGTGCTGCGTGTAAAGTTATGAAAACACGTTATGCAAAGCCGTTTGAAGCAGTACAAGTACAGATTCCATATGAAACAGGAATGGATCCATACAGTGGCTGTGTTGACTTGTTTGAAGCAAAAGGTTTGCTGAAGAAAGATGGTAATCGACTTAAATATACAGACTTAAATGGGGAGGTCCATTTAGAGTATCGTAAAAACTGGACTGGCGATAAACTAAACTTAATTATGGAAGAGCTTGGTAAAGAGCCAGAGACTGTAGAAGTAGAGGAACCAGTCGAAGTCGAGTTAGAGGAACCAGTAACAAGCAACGGAGAATAAAAAGTATGAATAGTGATCTAATAGCAGATATATGGACTATAATGGTTGAACACATCGAAGAGAAGAAAAAGAAAGATGTGGCAGCAAGTTATATAAATGCGCTACTAGATTATGGTGTGAGCGAATCAGTTATTCAAGGACTGTTTGGCATTGACACTTATCTAGATGAAGCAGTCGAATACGTCTTGGATGATGAAGAAGTCGAAGACTATGATGAAGATGAAGATGATCGTTGGGATTAAAGTATGACAAATTGGTATGATCTAGTTTCGAAAGACATCAGCAAGATACCAGACGCTGTTGATTATTTCAATACGGAACTAATATCTGCAAAAGCAGAAATTAAAATTACTGGACGGATCGAGAAAGCATCAGCACACTTGCCTGCTTCCGTAGAAACTAGATTCAGCCAACTTCAAGAAATTGAAGCGATACTTGAATATCTTAATATTGAACTTCGTAGATTACGATCTTCACACTTTAGAAAATACGTTGAAAACTATCAAAGACAATTAAGTTCACGTGATGCAGAGAAATTTGTAGACGGTGAAGCAGACGTAGTTGACTTTGAAAAAATTATTAACGAATTTGCTCTTATACGAAATAAGTGGTTAGGGATTATTAAAGGACTTGATCAGAAACAGTGGCAATTGACTAACATTGTTAAGTTAAGAACTGCTGGACTTGATGATGCTACTTTGTAATTTCTAACGCTTTTTTCTTTTTCTCAAGATAATTTTTTACTACATCCGCAAGTTGTGCGTGTGTATCATTAAACCACGTGGCTACGTGATAATTAAATTTTTTAGGTTTTTGAAAATCTGAATTGCTAGTTACTGTATCCATCCAAACAATATAGTCTGGTTCTAAGTAATCTTTAGCATCATTTGAGTTACAGCGTTTGTCGATTATTACAATCTTGCCTGCTGCAACTATACCATCTACGTATCCACGTAGTTCATTTTGGTAACTATCTTTGTTAATATAAACTCCACCAACCAGCTCTGCGAATGGTTTTGCTAGTGTTGTTTTACCTGACCCTTCTGGTCCACAAATTAGTATTTTCAATATGTCCTCCTTGTTTCACTTCTATATTTACACATAAACTGAGCATATAAATAGAAGTATGAAAACAATTGTATTAGTAACCGGTGGCTTTGACCCACTACACAGTGGACACATTGCCTATTTCAAAGAAGCAAAGAAGCTCGGCGACAAACTTATTGTTGGCGTGAATAGTGACGATTGGCTTACACGTAAAAAAGGCAGACCATTTATGCCTTTTGATGAACGTCTTGCAATCATTAGAGAACTAGCAGTCGTAGATGATGTACTTTCGTTTGATGATAGTGACGATAGTGCGTGTGGTGCAATTTTTAAAGCAATGGCCACAAACGGCGCAGTTAAAATTCTATTTGCAAATGGTGGCGATAGAGAACAAACTAATATTCCTGAATACGAAACATACGGTGATCATCCTAATGTAGAATTTGCATTTGGTGTAGGTGGCCAAGATAAAAAGAATTCAAGTAGTTGGATACTTCAAGAATGGAAAAATCCTAAGACAGAACGTGCTTGGGGCTATTATAGAGTACTTCACGAATACGGTAAAAAAGTTAAAGTAAAAGAACTTACTGTAGAGCCAGGTAAAAAACTTAGTATGCAACGTCATCAAGATAGAGCAGAACATTGGTTTGTAGCAAAGGGCGAAGCAAGTGTATATACTATTAACAACGCAACAGACTACGAACTTCGTGGCACATTCAAAGAACACAAGTCACTGCACATAGGTAATAAGGAGTGGCATATGTTAGCAAATGAAACAGATAAACCGCTTCAAATAGTAGAAATTCAATACGGACGTAATTGTGTTGAAGAGGATATCGAACGCAAATGAACGATTGGATATTCTTAAGTAAGGATAATAAAGATCCGTATATTAATGAATTTGCAGCAGGTTGTAAATCTAGTACAACCGATGCCAACGACTTTAAGTATGACAGTGAAGATGAACGTCCAATCGTGCTCAGAGGAATACTTAAAAAGAAAATTATGCACAAGTGTTTTGAAGATAATAGAGATTTCTATTATATGGATACAGGATACTTTGGCAATGAAGTTACAAAAAGCAATCCTAACGGTTGGAAGTATTGGCACAGAATTGTTAAAAACGATTTACAACACGGCAATATTATTGAACGACCAGATGACAGATTTAAACAGTTTAAGAAAGAGTTTGCGCCTTGGAAGAAAAGCGGACGTAAAATTTTAATTGCTGCTCCTGATGAAAAGCCTTGTAAATTCTACGGTATTAATTTGGAAGAGTGGTTGCACACAACTGTTGCTCAATTAAAAAAATACACTGATCGTCCTATCGAAGTAAGACGCCGAGATAAACAAAGAAGCACACGTTTAACAGATACATTAGAACAAGCATTAAACAAAGATGTATTTGCACTAGTTACATTCAACAGCAATGCAGCAACAGAGTCAGTATTTCACGGTATACCTGTGTTTCCACTAGCGCCTGCAAACTCTGCAATAGCAGTTGGGAGTAAAGATTTAAGTCTAATAGAAACACCTTACTATCCATCAGAAGATAAAAGATATGCTTGGGGTTGTCATTTAGCATACGGCCAATATCACGTAAGTGAATTAAGAACAGGCAAGGCCAAAAAACTTTTGGAGGAACAATGGAAAAACTAAAAGTATTTGTAGGATATGATCCTAGAGAAGACATTGCATATCAAGTATGCAAACACAGCATTGAGTCGAGAAGTCCTAATGCAGAAGTAATACCTTTAATACAAAAAGATTTAAGAGAGCAAGGGTATTATGACAGACCAATTGACAAACTAGCAAGTACAGAATTTACATTTACAAGATTCTTAGTACCTGAACTAAGCAACTTTAATGGCTGGGCAATGTTTATGGATTGTGATATGATCCTTACAACAGACATTGCAGAACTATTTGCACAAGCAAATGACGACTATGCTTTAATGTGTGTAAAGCACGACTATACACCTAAAGCAGGTATTAAAATGGACGGACAAGCACAAACTGTGTATCCACGTAAAAATTGGTCAAGTGTAATGCTTTTTAATTGTAGTCATCCAAGCAATCAAGATATTAACGTACAACTTGTTAATGATCCAACAGTTACAGGAAAATATTTACATAGATTTAGTTGGCTTGACGATAAAGAAATTGGAGAACTAAGTCCGGAGTGGAATTGGTTAGTAGGTTGGTATAAAGAACCACAAGACGGAACTCCAAAACTGTTACACTATACAGAAGGCGGTCCTTGGTTTGAAAACTACAGACACTGTCAATATAATCAACTATGGAAAAAAGAACTAAGTGAGATGATGAATGGATGAAACACTAGGACTTGAAGAATCATTAGTAAAAGGTAGCAACAACCGTCTTACGTTAGATGCTAACGATACTACTAAGCCGCAAGTTATACGTGGTGTAATCAAAGACCATCATCGAAATAATGCACAAGCGATTGGAAGAGATTATTGGTATATTGATACAGGTTACTTTGGAAACTTTCCTAGTGCTGGTAACAAGAAAGGCCAAAAGAAGTGGCACCGTGTTGTTAAAAATGAAAATCAACAAGTTGACATTGTAGATGTTCCATCAGACCGTTGGGAAAGATTAGTTAATGACGATCCAAGACTAGTTTGGAAAGGATGGAAAGATTACGATAAAAAAATACTGTTAGTAATGCCTAATCCAAAAGCCTGTAAATGGTATAACATCAATTACGATAAATGGGTTACTGATACACAAGAACAAATTGCCAAATACAGCGACTTGCCAGTTGAAGTACGTATAAAAGGATCACGCAGAGAACGTAATGCAGGCTATACAATATATGATGCATTTGATAGTGGTGTTTATGCTACTGTTGCAATGAATAGTATGGCTGCACTAGAATCAGTTCTATACGGTATTCCTGCTTTTGTAAGTGTTCCGTGTGCTGCTAGTCCTTTAGCATCAATGGACTTATCACAACTAGCAAATCCAGTTAAACCTAAATTTAAACACATAGAAAGGCATTGTAAGAATCTTGCATACACACAATTTACTATTGAAGAAATACAAAGTGGTATTGCATATAAACTTACTGAACAATATCGATGAAACTACTTTTAAATGACAAAGAAATAGCAAACTACTTACTGCACACTATCGGTGTGCCAGCAGGACTGTATAAATTAAGACCAACTGACAGAAATGCTGCCGAATGTGTACAGGCTTTCCTAAAGCGCAAAAACAAAGTCCGTGAATGGAATATGAATCCAGAAGTTGCAAGAGCAGAGAAGAAAAAGTTTGCAAATAAACTAAAAAAAGCAGTTGCTAACGATTTAACTGATTATCGTAATGCTGTGAAGCAAGAAAAATTTAATTTACGTAATGCATACTTTAATACTATTCATAAAGAGATAGAAACACTAATAGAGCATTTCGGCGAAGACAATATTCTTAAAAAATATAAAAAAAGCGATGTTACAGAGTTTGTAAAAGGCTGCGGACTTAACTTAGACCCTAAAGGGCAGTTAATGCGTAGACATAAGTTCACTAGTTACACAGAAGATTGTGTAATTAGAAATACTGTTGGTAATGAAGAATTATTAGTTAATAAAATAGACAATAATCACCCTATGTGGTTTATTGACAGCGGATATACAAACTTTTTAGAACAAAATAAGAAATGGCATAGACTAGTACGCAACCATTTACATTACGGAGAGTTTTTTCAAGCACCTGCAGATAGATTAGGCAACTTTAAAACGTTTCCTAAGCCTTGGAGAGAAGACGGCGAGATAATCTACGTAATTGAGCCAGGACCATTTGCTGCAAGTGTATTTCATTGCGATTTAAAGACTTGGAAATATGATGTAGCAAGAGAGTTACGTCAGTATACTGACAAGCGCATTAAATTTAGATCCAAAGCACCTAAAAGACAACGCACAAACTTATATAAAGAACTAGCAGACGATGATTATTGCTGTGTTGTCAGTATTAATAGTAATGCTGCTACAGAAGCAATTTGGCAAGGTGTACCAGCCATTACATTAGGCGCACACGTAACTAATCCAGTAACTGTAGACAAACTAAGTGACATAAACAACCTATATAGGGGTCCATTAGGCGAATGGTTATGTATGTTAAGTTACCAACAGTTTACTAAGGAAGAAATTGTAACAGGAACAGCAGGGAACTTGGTTAAAAAGTATACGGTCAATGAGTAAGAGAACAGCAGTAGCATATTTTGCTGGCATTCCGCCACAAAATAACAATCCAGAGAAACCATTAATACTAAAAAACTTTATCGAAGGTGTAAATGCCGCTGGAGACACTGGTATTTCACATCAAGGCTTTAATGTTCTTGAGTGTGACGTTGCATTTATACAAGGTTTTGTACACGAACACGGAAAAACATCGCCGCATTTACTATTACGCAGAAACGCAGTAGAAAAACAAAAACAAGTGGGCAAACGGTCACTAATTGTTGATAGTAACTTGTTTTTATATGCAGATCAAGGTAATACAAAAACATATCTGCGTTACAGTTTCGATGGAGTCTTTCCTACTACAGGATTTTACTTTGATAAGGATATTGATCCTGCAAGATGGAAAAAAATTAGTGCAGAACTTAATTTACCACTTAAAAATTACAGAAAAGATGGCAAACATATCTTAGTTTGCTTACAACGTAACGGTGGATGGTCAATGAAAGGCATTCCTGTAATGCAATGGCTAACTGATACTATTAGAGAAATTAAAAAACACACTGACAGACCAATTGTAGTAAGAGCGCACCCAGGTGATAAAAAAGCAAGAAGATATTTGCATATTAATGAGCCAAATGTGTTTGTATCCTGGGCACCAAACATACGAAATGACTTACTTAATGCTTGGGCAACTGTAGTTTACAATAGTTCCCCTAGTGTAGCAAGTTTAATTGAAGGAGTACCTGTATTTGTTACAGATACTGACCCAAGTGTAAGCCAAGTTAATGGAGTTTGCAATACAAACTTAAAAAGACTAGAAGATCCAAAAATGTATGACAGACAAGAGTGGATAGAAAGACTATCAATGTGTCATTGGAACTTTAACGAACTAAAAAGTGGTGAAGCCTGGTCTTTTTTTAGGAGATACATATGAGAAAACTAGCCAATGGATGGCACGTACCTGAAGGTGATACAAAAATGACAAGACATATCGAAACAGATAAGTCACCGTCACTTGCAGAGTATGAGCAAAAGCAAAGAAAAACAATTTTAGAACATATTCCGCAAAAAAATACTTTTGTTGACGTAGGTGCTAACGTTGGTGTATGGAGTATGACACTACAACAACATTTTAAGCACGTTGTAAGTTATGAGCCAAGCAAACGTAATGTAGAATGCCTCGAGAATAATGTTCAAGGCAAGACAGAAATTAGAAATACTGCACTTTCCGACTTCAATGGCGAATCACAGTTTCACGATGAAATTAAAAATTGCGGAAACAGTAAATTATGGGCAGAATCATCACAGACTGGGTTATACAAAGTACCCGTAAGAAAATTAGACGATGAAAATATTGAAAATATTTCACTAATTAAAATGGATGTTCAAGGATATGAATGGCAAGTTATACAAGGCGCACAAAATGTTATAGAGACACAACAACCTTGGATAGCATTTGAAGTAAGTGCTGATGTAGACGTAATTTGCAAGTTTTTAGAAGATAGAAATTACGATATGATTGATAATAAGAGTAAACGTATTCTTATCTATGCACCGAAATCAGGAATCAATGCACCTACACAAAATGCATTTGGTAGACGTATGGGTCCTGGACCTTATGTGTTACTATTACCTGAAGATAAACAACAAATTGCAGCAGCACGCCACGGAAATTTATCGTAATTGATTTTGCCAGTAAGGCTCAGTACGCATAATTTTTAAATCATCACGCTTACTATGTCCTAATTGTTTTCTACCACCTTTAAGATGATCTAAGTATGCACCCCATTCACAATTAATTAATGGATGCCCTTCCCCTGTACTCATTCCAGGTCTTGGCCTAAGATCTCCAAGGTTAGATGACCAACTGTGTGACGGCATTTTTGGAAACTTCCTTCTAACTTCATCAAATACAAAACTATCGTGCCATTCTGCCATTGTAAAGATTCCGTTTTCTGCTTCATCGTATACACGCTGGAATTCACCAAGGAATCTTTTAATACTTTTTGTACCTAACTTCATTGCATACAGTCCACATTCACTATATTTGCCTCTACGCCCTAAGTAAAACAATTCAGACGGTGCCGGAAGCAATCGTTGTATATCAGCGTGAGTAATTTTTGAGTGACAAATTGTATCAGCATCCATCCACATCAAATATTCTGTATTGCATTCTTTAGCACAAGCAAAGATACTATAAGCTTTGTGTGCAAAGCGAACAGCGTGCCATTTAAAACCTTTGCCACTGTCTCTTCTTCTAGATCTAATTGGATCAGCAGATACATCGCCATTTGCTTTGGGTACATTTTTCCATTTATCTTTAAATGCAACAAGTTCAGGACTTGCTTGATGTAAATCTTTAACAATTAAATTATCTGCTGTTTCTTCTACTATGCAATCTTCAGCATATACATATAAATTAATATCTGCAGGCCAGTTTTCTAAGAAAGTCTTAATCATTCTTTTGCCGTATGTATCGTAACCTGCTTTGTGAAATGTTGTAACTATACTGATATTCATTTAATTTTGTCCCATATATGATATTTGTCGCCTTGTACTAAACAATTATAATTAGCCGCATAAAGTGCAACACTTCTGTCTCTTCCAATAACTTCTTTACCTTCGACTATAACTTCAGGACCTGGATTATGGTATAACGGTGATATTAAATCCAACGCCTTAATGTGTTCAAGGTCAACAAATACTGCCGACACTGATGACAACGCATACAAAGTTTTCATTTCTCTTCTATATACTACTTTTTTGTCTTTAACATACATTCCTGTTCTACTGTGTATAAAAACAGTATCAAACATTTCGATAATAGAAGGTAATAAGTTCATTCCTGAGCCTATTACAATTGCATCTTTAGGAGTATGCAGTAAAGTTTTTTGTAATCTTTTGGTATGTTTTTTCATTGGCTAATTTACTTTAATATATTTAAGTAATTTGTCCATTCTGCACAAAATTATTGGCTACTGTACTTAAATACTACTGATGCGTTTTAAGTTATATAGACAACACGGTGCGTTAAACAGTCCTAGTATTTTTGATGCATTTCAGACAGGACTAATAGCACAAGGACACAAAGTCGTAAATGACAACGAAGATGTTGCTGTCATTTGGTCAGTATTGTGGAACGGCCGTATGTCTGCTAACCAACAAATTTATGAAAAATGTCGGAAAGATAACAAGCCTATAATTATTATTGAAGTAGGCAACTTAAAAAGAAATACAACTTGGCGCATATGTCTTAATCATATTAATGGATTAGGAGAGTTTGGTAGTGACGCCGACTTAGATGTAAACAGACCTAAAAAATTAGGTTTACAAATGTCGCCACCTAATACAAATAGACGTAACGAAATCCTTATTGCAACACAACATCATAAAAGTTTGCAATGGCAAGGAATGCCGTCAATGGCTGAATGGACATTACAAACTATAGAAAAAATTAAAAAATATACAGATCGTCCTATTGTTATTAGGCCGCATCCAAGGTCACCTATGTCTGGCATCGAACACGAATTTACAAATGTAAAAAGACAACAACCTGTAAAATTATCTGGAACATACGACAACTTTGATATCGATTATAACTATCACGCTGTTGTTAATCATAATAGTGGACCTCCTATACTTGCTGCTATTGCAGGCACTCCAGTAATTACAGGCGACAGCAGTCTTGCATATCCTGTTAGTGATACTATAGAAAACATTGACAATCCTAAACTTCCTGATGATAGACTTTTATGGTTTACAAAACTTACGCATTGTGAATGGACTGTTGACGAAATAAAACAAGGCACTCCGATAAAAAGATTAGAAAAGTTTATAAAAATGCAAGTAAGTTATTGACTTCTTAAGTTATAGACTTTATAATAAACTTATGACACATTTAACTTACATAGAAGATCTATTCCTCAAGGTTATGGACATTATGGACCAGAACCTATTAGGTATGCAACATCACGATCAGTCTGCTGCTAGAAGTTTTTATAACAGTATTAGTGCAGGAAAAGATTTAACTGAAAAACAAGGTGCATATATTTTAAAGATTATTTACAAATATAGAAATAGTGTAAGGCCGTTTATCGAGGTTGAACCTTATCTAGATCATCCTCTGTGGAGTAAACCCTTTAGAGTTGTTGACCTAGCAAAAGAAGTGTGGGTAGAACAAGATACTATCAAGACACCATTGATATGTCTTAAATTTCCATACAGTCTAAAAGATGACTTTGAAAATGTGTTCAGACCAAAGATTGAAAAAGGTCATTACTGGAACGCTGATAGACGTATTAGACAAATTAATCTTTACAAAGCAAATGTTGTAGAGATAGAAGAATGGTGTGTGAATAACGAATTTACTATTGACGATACATTTACAAGTTGCGTTGACCAAATAGAAGAAATATGGCAAGAGCGTTCTACATACGAACCACATAGTATTGTAGACGAAGGCGAAGTACAACTTGTAAATTGTAGCGAAGATACAGAAACATACTTTCTTAAAAAGTCAAATGGTAATATTGTTAATGATATGTTCCTTGCAAAAAGTATGGGATATCCGCTTCTTAATCCTGATAGATCTCTTGCACAACAAATAAGCAGTAACCGAGATAACACGTTTTGGATAAAAAATGTAGATGAGTTTTTAGAGTTAGGATATCAAGTAAACGGTCAAATTGTTATACTATTAGATAGAGCAGCAGATGCATTAGACTATATGAAAGAGTTAAAAAACACAATAGATTACTACAAATATAACACAAATGACTTTAGAGTTTGCTTTAGAACCAATAACAAAGACAATCCAGAATTTAATGTTTGGGTACGTGATAACAAGTTTGGAGGAAAAATAGATGGTGCAAAGTTTCTAATCTTCCAACATAAGCCACCTAAGTGGTTGTTCAAACAGAAGAATGATGTTATAATAGTGGCTACTAATAACTTAATGCCTTCTACGTATGGCTTGACTAGAGATATGTTAGAGTCAAGTCCTATTGTATTTTACGTAGGAGAAATTGAACCAAGTAAAGGACGAAAGAAGATTGTCGAACTGTAAGTTAATTATTAAAGATGAAGTAAACGTAAAGTTTGAAGGACTTGCCGTTGAAACACGAAGAAAAATTGTAAACAAACTAAAGTTTGATTTGCCGTATGCTCGTCATATGCCTGCATTTAAACTAGGTAGATGGGACGGCACTGTAAGTTTCTTTGGTATTGGCGGTAACGGATATCTTGCACACTTAGACGTTGCACTGCCAATTGTTGAGAATGACGGATATGATATTGAAGTAGTTGATCAACGTGTTGCACCTAATCTTGAGTTTGATAAAATTACAGAAAACTACTGGGCTGATCAAGGAAAGACTTGGCCTAAAGGACATCCTGAAGAAGGCACGCCTATTGTGCTACGTGACTATCAGTATGATGTAGTAAACAAGTTTTTAGAAAATCCACAGGCACTACAAGAAGTTGCAACAGGCGCAGGTAAAACAATCACCACAGCAACACTAAGTCATTTATGTGAACCATACGGTCGTACAATGATTATTGTTCCTAACAAAAGTCTTGTTGTACAAACTGAAGAAGACTATGTTAACTTAGGTTTAGATGTTGGTGTATACTTTGGTGATAGAAAAGAATTAAACAGAACACACACTATTTGTACGTGGCAAAGTTTAAACGTACTAGATAAGAAAAGTAAAGACTACGAAGCAGTACTAACACTTGCAGAATTTATTGAAGGTGTAAGTGCAATTATAATTGACGAAGTGCATCAAGCAAAAGCAGATGTACTTAAAAAATTACTTACAGTAAACTTCCGTAATGCTCCTATACGTTGGGGACTTACAGGCACAGTGCCTAAAGAAAAGTGGGAGTTTCAAGGCATACTTGCAGGTATTGGTCCTGTAATTAATAACGTATCAGCGCACGACTTGCAAGAAAGAGGCGTGTTAGCAAACCTCGATATACAAATTTTACAAAGTAAAGATATCGAAACCTTTAGAAACTATGCCGAAGAATATACTTGGCTAGTAACTGATAACAACCGTTTAGATTGGATTAGTGATCATATCAATAAGATTATCAAAGACGGAAATACACTTATACTTGTTAATAGAATTGACACTGGTAAAAAACTACTAGAGAGATTACCTGATGCTACATTTATCAGAGGAGATGTAAAACTTGATGATAGAAAAGAGCAATATGATGAAATTAAAACAAGCGATGGTAAAATTATTATCGCTACTTACGGCGTTGCCGCAGTGGGTATTAATATTCCTCGTATTTTTAACCTTGTTCTTATTGAGCCTGGTAAGTCTTTCATACGTGTTATTCAGTCAATTGGCAGAGGCATACGAAAAGCAGAGGACAAGGATTTTGTCCAGATTTGGGATATGACTTCAAGTTGTAAGTACGCAAAGAGACACCTAACAGAAAGAAAAAGATTCTACCGTGAAGCAAAGTATCCTCACAGCGTCACGAAAGTAGATATTTAAGGAGAATAAATGAGAATATTAACACTCGAGAATAAGGCGTTTGATCTAAACGAACTGCCTGAAGAAGTAGAAGAAGATGCTAGATTCAGTGTGCTAGATAATAGTACACCTGCTGAGCCCGACTTTTTCTTTATGCCTCTTATATTTTTAGAAAGTTTTAACAGTCCTGCTATATGTTTAAACATTGGCGGATATGATATACAGATGCCGTTAGACTGGTGTATGCTTGTAGGAGATAGCGAATGTGGTGCTGATCCTGAAGTTATGCCATTAACAAGCATCAATGAAAGAGGGTTTGAAGCAATGGTTTACAACCCAATTAAAGGATATAGAATAGACTTCCAACCAGTAGAAATTACTAACATATACCAAGATGTACGCTGGTTCTTCCCCAAAATGAAAAACGGACAATTACTTACAGTGCCGTTACACAATGGCCATAATCCTCCGTGTGCATATTTTGTAAAAGAAATTAGTCGTCAATCAGAAATGGTTGATATAATGCAACTTTTATAATAATTACTAATAATAGAACAACAGGTAAGGAAGGACTAATGACTATGAAAGCAGGAAAGATTTGGGGTCAGACAGAATTGATCCACGCAAACGGTGTGCTAGAATTTCATCGTATCGAATACAAAAAAGGTTTCAAATGTTCGGAACACGAACATCAATATAAGTGGAATGGCTTTTTTGTAGAGTCGGGTAAGATGATTGTCCGTGTGTGGCAAGACGCTGATCAAGCAGGTCTTGTTGATGAAACTATCTTAGGGCCAGGCGAGTTTACACAAGTTAAGCCAGGCAAGATACATCAATTTGAAGGTGTTGAAGATGGTGTTGCATTTGAATTGTATTGGGCAGAGTTCAATCACGATGATATTGTAAGACGTACAGTTGGCACAAAAATCAAATGACCAATCCGACCATTGAAGGATTACAGAAGTTAAAACAGTACATTCCGCAAGATAATATTAAGTGTCTTGACGTTGGTGCTAATATCGGACAATGGGTCAATGCAATTAGAGAAGTATATTCCGCACCTGATATTTTTAGTATCGAAGTAAATCCTCACTGCGAAGGTCGCCTTGCTAGTAAGCAAGTAAAATATAAAATTATAGGACTATCTGATAAAGTTGGGCAGATGGAACTAAAAACATTTGCAACGAAACCTAGATCGAAAGGTGCAAGTTTTTATACACAATCTGATTGGCGTGACAAGGAAATTATGAAATTTGAAGTTCCAGTGTCAACACTAGATGTATTGTTTCCAGAACAAACATTTGATATACTTAAGATTGATGTACAAGGTGCAGAGCTAGATGTTATTAATGGCGGCATTGAATTCTTAAAAAGACATCAGTATGTCCTTGCTGAAGTTGCTCTAACAGATTATAATAGCGGTGCACCGCAAGCAAGTGTTGTAGTTGCTAGACTTCAAGAACTTGGTTTCTACGTTGTAGATTGTTTAGAAGAACATTTGTACGGCGATAAAATTATACAGATTGATTTGCTTTTTAGTTCTAAAGAAACAAAACACAATAAGAAAGTTTTAGGAAAATATGTATGATAGGAATTGTAACTACATTTAGTGATGCAAACTTTAGTGAGTATGCACATCAATTTATTAATAGTGCAAGGCAATATGTACATCACGACATTAAAATGTATCTATATGTTGATAATGCAAGACCAGAACTTGCAAAGAATATGCAAACACTAGGACTAGAAGAATCTAATCCGCAACTAACACAGTTTAAACAAAGACACAAAGATAAAGACGAATCAAATTTTATGTACGGAGGCAAACGCTTTGCACATAAAAGTTATGCAATCTGTCACGCAGCATTAAATAGTGATGTAGAAAAACTGTTTTGGTTTGATGCAGATACTGTATTTCAACAAGCAATTACACCTGAATATCTTAACAAGTTTTTACCTAATGGCACATTCACTTGCTATTTAGGCAGACCTGGTAGATATACTGAAACAGGATTTATCGGATATAACTTAAAAGATCCTGCCTGTGTAGAGTTTATGGAAACGTATATTAGTTACTACAACGAAGATAAAATTTATGATTTACCGTTTCAAACTGATTGCCACGTATACGATGCAACCAGAGAACAAATGGTAGCACAAAATAAAATTAAAGCAACTGACCTTACACCAGGGATGGGTAAAAGTAATTTTAACTTTATTCATAAAGGCTTTGCAGTACATAACAAAGGTGAACATAAACTTGGTAAAACCAAGAGGAAAAAATGATGAGTAAAACAGCGTTTATTACAGGAATGACAGGACAAGATGGTCCTTATCTTGCTAAATTTTTATTAGAAAAAGATTACAAAGTCTATGGACTTGTAAAAAGATATAGCAATCCTAATTTTGATAATATGGATTTTTTAGGTGTAACTGATAAAATTGAATTAATTACAGGTGATATTACAGACGAAAACTGTATGAATCATCTTATGAAATCACTAAAACCAAATGAAGTTTATAACCTTGCAGCACAAAGTTTTGTTGGTGCAAGTTGGGATCTTAATAAACTAACTACTGAAGTTAATTCAATAGGTCCATTAAATATTTTAAACGCTATTAAGAACAACACGCCCGATACACGTTATTACCAAGCAAGTACAAGTGAACTATACGGCAATGCTAATACAGAAGGTTTACAAGACGAAGACACACCATTCAAACCTAGATCACCTTATGGTGTAAGCAAACTATATGCATACTGGATGACTGTTAATTTTAGAGAAAGTTATAGTTTACACGCATCTAACGGTATCCTGTTTAATCACGAATCACCTATTAGAGGTATTGAATTTGTAACACGCAAGATTACTGACGGTGTTGCTAAAATTAAACTAGGACTTGCTAAAGATATTACATTAGGTAATTTGAAAGCAAAACGTGATTGGGGATTTGCTGGAGACTACGTTGAAGCAATGTGGGCAATGGTACAAAAAGATGAACCAGGCGACTATGTTATTGCAACTGGTAAAGAATACAGTATCGGCGATGTATTAGATATTGCTTTTCAACACGTAGGTATTAATGACTATCTAAGTTTAGTTAAAAGCGATCCTAGATTCAAACGTCCAGCAGAGTTACACGCATTACGTGGTAATCCGCAAAAAGCAATAGATGAACTAGATTGGAATCCACAAAAAACTACATTCGAACAAATGATTAAAGATATGGTAGATGCCGATTTAGAAAGGTTATCGTAATGCAATTTCCATATCACTACGGTGTAAAAAATCTTGAACCATTACCTTACGAACGCTTAGGATTTGCACAGCACGGCGAAACAGGCATTATCGAAACAATGACTGATGCTATTAAAAACAAAACTAAAACTTTTTTTGAAATTGGTTTTAGTAGCGGTGCAATGAATATGACTAGAGATTTGTTTACTAAAGACTGGAGTGGTGTTGGAGTTGATATGTTTGACAAGCCGTCAGATAAACTAGGCCCGTTACCACAAGTTAAGTATATCAAATGTAAAGCAGAACCAGATAACTTAATAGACATACTACAAGAAGTTGACATACAAGTTGACTTTTTTAGTTTAGACATTGACAGTTACGATTACGATATAGCCAACAAACTATTATCGTTAGGCTGGCAACCAAAGACAGTTTGTTTAGAGTTCAATCCTAAGTTTGGTCCAACTGCTCACGCAAGTTTTCCTTTTGCTGTTGGAAAGAAACTGTTTAACAAAAAAGGTTTATATGGTTCTAGTTTAGCAAAGTATATTGATTTATGGACATCACACGGATACAAGTACTTCGGATTTGACAGCACACTTACTAACGTATTCTTTTATCATCCAGACACTGTAAATGATCTGAGTAGTTTAAAAATATATCAACCTCAAGATCTTCCGTTTGCAAACGATGAAATTATGCGTACTATGATCAAGATGCATTCTGTTTGGGAAATTGGAGATATTTGGAAGTAAATTAAAGATTGACATACAGTCAATTCTTTAGTATAATGTATATACTACAAACAAACAGGAGTAGAACGTATGCTTCATAAGATAAGCCAATTTTGCGATAAAATAGACGGAATCAAAAAAGATGCTGATAGACTCCGTGAAATCAAATACAATAATCCAAAGACAAATCATCGTGATCATATGATCCAAGGACTAATCGAACAGATACAATCCGATTGTTACATAGTTAGTCAAGACAAGCAGGACTATAATAAAACGGAGGACTAGATTGATAAGTCAAGACTATAAGAAAGTTCTAACAGACATTCACGCAAAAACCAAGTTTGGTAAAAGACGTAAACTGCCTTCGATGTTAGAAGATTACATTACAGAAAAGAATCCTAAAAGTATTTTGGATTTTGGATGTGGTAAAGGCAATCTGGTAGAAACTCTTAAAGAAAAATATCCACACAGAGAAATACTTGGATTTGATCCTGCTAATCCTAAATATGATATGTCGTTATGTAAAGTTGATATGATTATATCAACAGACGTACTAGAACACATTGAACCAAACTTACTTGCTGATACACTGCTTGAAATAAAAGCACATAGCAAATACATATTCCATCTTATTAGTTGTGCGCCTGCAAAACTTATTTTGCCTGATGGACGTAATGCACACTTAATACAAGAAACACCGGAATGGTGGAAACAACAGTTTGCTAATCTTGGATATACTGTAACAAAAGAACATTACACTGAATTATCTAAATATTCAAAACAACTCAAAAGAAAACTTCCTGTAAAAAATTATTACATAATGGCACAACAATAATATGACTAAGATATACGAATCGCCAGACGGAGGAGAAACTGTATTCGAACGTGACACTGATACTAACGAACGAATAATAGTTGAAAAGAAGATGTACCCAGATTGGTATCTTGATGATCATCAATTTAGTGAAATACAACATAAAGCAGTTAGGGGAAATAAGGTCTTGCAAAAAACACTAAAAGAGCTTAAACTGTTATATATGTTAACTAAGGATCCTACTAATGAGTAAACAGCCTGGACTAAAACTAAATGAGATTTTAGGAGCCGTTGATTTGAACGGTAAAGAAGTATGGGATGATCTTACAGAAGAGCAACGTAAGAGTGTCGTATTCTTCACGCTTAACCACTATATAAGCAGCGTACAAGGGTCTCGAGAAGATATGGAGCACTTTGTACTACTAGGAAATGAACGCTTTAATAAGCACCTTTTCCTGCTGTTAAACAAGCATAACAAACTGCTTTGGCAACTTGCTTGTAGTTGCGGACACGAATCCAAAAAAGTATTTTTCCATAAATGGTTGAAACTTACAAAAACTAAAAACAAGAAAGAAGAGTTTTTAGGTACACTATTTCCGAATATGAAAACAGCAGACATACGTACAATGGCAGCAATTACTAGTGATAAAGAAGTTAAAGAATACTGTAAAGAACTAGGTTGGGATAAGAAACAGATCAATGCAATTAAGTTATAAGTGCGAGTATTGTGGTAAATCATTTGCTAAAGAAAAAACTTTGGCAGTGCATATCTGCGAGCAAAAGCGTAGACATCTAAGTAAGAATGAAAAGCACGTACAACTTGCATTGCTAACGTATCAGCGTTTTTATGAAATAGCACAAGGCGGAAAAAAGAAAAGAGAATTTGAAGACTTTGCAAAAAGTCCTTACTATAATGCGTTTGTAAAATTTGGTAGTTTCGTATCAAATGTAAATCCGTTGATGCCTGATAGGTTTGTTGAGTATGTTGTACGCAGTGGTGTAAAACTTGACCATTGGTGTAGAGATGAATTATATGACAAGTATCTAGCAGAACTTGTTAGAATTGAGCCAGCCGAAAGTGCAATCACACGTAGTTGTAGTACAATGGTAGAATGGGCTAATGAAAATGATGCAGACTGGAATCATTATTTTAGTTATGTAAATTTGAACAGAGCAACACACGATATTAAAGAAGGAAGAATTAGTCCTTGGATATTGTTAAACTGCAAAGCAGGTAAAGATATGTTGCAGAATATGAATGACGAACAGTTAGCAATTGTATCACCGATAATTGATCCTAAGTTTTGGATGAAGAAATTTAAGACATTACCAGCAGACGTAGAACTAGTTAGAGAAGTAGTACGAGAAGGCAAAGTAACGTGAACACAAGAAAACTTAAAGACGGAACGGAAGTACAAGAACTTGACAAAAGTATACAATTAAGTATACTAACTAAGTGTCCTGGTAAATGGAAAATAGTTGATATGGAAACAGGACAAGAGTATGTTGCTAGTGGCGACTATGAAATGTACAAACAATGGAAAGAAATTAAAAACTAATGCCAGATATTGATATAGACTTTAAGGATCGAGAGAAAGCACTTGCGTTATTCAAGCACGTAAGAGCAAGTCGTATTGATGATGGCGAACTAACAAAGCATAACACTGGCGTATATATGCACGAGGTTCCGACAGATCCAAGTAAATACATATGTTCAATAGAACACAAAGAAGCAGAAGAACAAGGTCTATTCAAGATAGATTTTTTAAATGTTTCCTTGTATAATGATATTAAAAACGAAGAACATCTAGTCAAACTTACAGAAAAGGAACCGTTATGGGAATTACTCACCGAGCCAGACTTCAGCAACAAATTATTTCACGTAGGAGAACACAGTGGAGTTCTCAAAACAATGAAACCACAAACAGTGGAACAGTTAGCAGCAGTACTGGCAATGATACGCCCAGCGAAGAGACATCTGATTGGACAGCCGTGGGATACGGTGATGAGTCAAGTGTGGACGAAGCCAACTAACGGTGAATACTACTTTAAAAAATCACACGCAACAGCATATGCAGTTGCAGTTGTTGTTAATATGAATTTAATATGTGAGCAATATAATGAATTGGGAAGTTGAAGACTACAGAAAAAAAGAGCCCAAGCCTGACTTAGGTAGTTGGCCTTTTTGGACAGTGCCTGCTTGGTACGTGCCGTTATACTTGTTGCGAGTGATATTCTGGGTATTTGTGTTGCCTTGGGCATTCGGACAAACACTTACAGCTCTTGGAACACTAGTAACTTTTTGTTTAATTGATTATTGGATTTACTGGTCTATGAAGAAGGCTTACGGACAAGAGTAATTGATCTACGCTTGATACGTTTTATAATAATATTATTTAAACTTGTAACAGGACCAAATTGAATCGTAACATCTTTTGTAGTATAGTTCCGTATAGCATACCTGTATTGTGCAATTTCACTCTTAAGAAATATGTTAATAGGAATTTGTCTGTTTGATTCCCACCACCAAGCATCACCAAGCTCTAAGAAGTGTTTCTTTGCTTCATCACCCTCGATTAACTCGTAGTCATAGAAGCTCGTGACACTATTGTCTTGGTTTATAATGATGCCTACATATTCTTTGTCTGCGTGTGTTAAAACGCTGATAAATGGCATATTTTCTTTTAAGTTTTCTGTTATTCTCATCGATAAATATAGTAAAGGTTTAGTAATCACATTATGCAATTAACTACAATATATTTATACCCAAACGTAGTCCAGGCCTATACAGAAATGGCTAGTGCTTACACACAGGAGAGATTTAGTATGGTCTATAGCCGCGCAATAAAAATTTATCGAGCAACCGATAATAGAATAGATCTTCAAGTTAAAAAAGGAGATCAAAAGAAAATTAATTTAACAGGATCCACGGTAGTGTTTTCGTTAGTGAGCAGAGAGGACAGCGAACTTGTTCTTAAGAAAGATGCAACTGCTGACGATGCTGCACTAGGAAGATTTTATGTCATTCTTACTGAAGAAGAAATGCGTGATATAGAACCCGGACAGTATTCATACAGTTTTATCAAAGAAACTAGAGAAGAAGTTACGACAGGACAACATAAAGTTACTTCTTCATATCCGTTGTACTTAGATAGTCAGTACGGTGCTGAAGGAACAATAGAAGTAAATGGCGATGTATACGGAGAACCATACGACACTATTGAAGTTATTACGTTTAATAAAACTGTTAACTTCGACAAAACAACAACTAGTCGAGATGACGATCCACCGTTCGAAACTCCAAGACCTAACTATGCTAGACATACTCCGATTAGCGGCTATGAAGAGTTTTTTGAAAGCAGCATTATTGATGCACAAGGTAATCAATCAACACCATCAAGTCTACACACTTTCCAAGTGTATGCAGATTCATACGAAGGCGAACTTAAATTGCAAGCAAGTTTAGACCCAGGTGCAGTACCAATTGATGAAAATTGGATAGACATAAAAACTTGGAATCTAACAGCAGCAGATGGTAATTTTTACCATAATGTAACTGGAAAGTACAATTGGTTTAGATTTAAGCACATAACAGCAGATAATAACACAGGAACAGTTGACAAAATACTGTATAGATAGTATACTAACAGTATGACACTTGTACTTGACAAATTCAGAGATCTATTGCCACCTCGTGCTAAACATAGCCCTAGTGGGTGGACATCTTTCAATGCTCCTTGCTGTCATCATCGCGGACATAGCACTGACAAGCGTAAGCGTGGCGGCGTAAGATTTGATACAGGGTTTGTATACAATTGTTTCAACTGTAAGTATAGTGCAAGTTGGCAACCTGGTAGACAAGTTAGCGAAAAGTTAAAATCATTATGCAGATGGTTAGGTGCTAGTGAAAATGATATCAATACACTGATATTCGAAGCACTAAAAACAGAAAGTGCTGAGTACAAACCTAGAGAACTACAAACAAGAGTTTCATTTGCAAAAAAAGAATTACCCGAACACAGTTTGCCTATAAGCGATTGGCTAGATGTAGATTTTGCAAGCGACAATGAACTTGAAACTAGTTTTGCAAAAGTAGTTGAATACATTTATGATAGAGGCTTTGATCCATTAAGCAATAATTTTTATTGGTCACCATCTACAGGATATGTAGACAGAACTATTATTCCTTTTTACTATAAAGGAACAATTGTAGGTAATACTGCACGTAAAGTACGCAGTGGTCGTCCTAAGTATCTAAGTGATCATCATTCACAGTTTGTATTCAATGTTGATGCACAACAAGAGGATCAGCGTTATATATTTGTTACAGAAGGTCCGTTTGATGCTATGGCAATCAACGGTGTTGCATTACTTACAAACAATATTAGTGACCAACAGTATAGAATAATACAAGGATTAGGACACGAGATTATTGTTATTCCTGATCAAGATGAAGCAGGTGAGAACTTAATTAAGAAAGCAATGGAGTATGGTTGGAGTGTTGCTTTTCCTAACTGGGAACCAGATGTAAAGGATGTTGCTGACGCTGTACAGCGTTATGGCAAGTTGTTTGTTACTGTTGATGCTATTAAGACAGCACAATCAGGCAGTATCAAGATAAGTGTTGCTAAGAAGCACTTTATGAATAAAATAAAAGAGGAAGTATTATAATGTGGGTA